CCAGCATCTGCTGTTCCTGCGAGTTGAACGATGTGTCAGAGTAGTCACCCAGCAGGTGCGGCGGGATGTTGTAGACCATGGCCACCTTCGAGCGGGTGATTTTCTCCACCTCAAAGAGCTTGCTGTCAACGGGGGACAGGTTCATGCTCTTGGCAGTGACACCGGATTCCAGCAGCAGAATGTTGCCGGAGGTTTCTTTGTATGTGTTCAGAAACGCCTCAACCATCTGCTGCTTCTGCGTGTCGCCCAGATTGGCGGGGGCCTCCAGCACGATTGCCGCATTCACGCCCTGTTCCAGCTGCTTTACACTGAAAGTCTGGATATTATCGCTATAGGACATCGTGTCGTAGAGCACAGAAACGGGATTGACGCCGGTATATCCGTTCGTGGAAATAAACGGCACATGGATCATGTAGTAATTATGAACATAGAACTCAGCGCCCTTTTCAGGAGTGATTCGGTACCACAATTCACCGCTCTCATCCTCCAAAACCGGTGTGACACGGCTTGGATCCAGAGGGTCGATGCGCTGAAGCGCTCCATTTACGGCATCATAGAGCTTCAATCCGTAGCAGTTTCCTGCTGTGCAGCGGCAGGCCTCCAGAGTCTTCACCAACTGGCAGCTGGTCATGTTCGGGTTCGGGGAAAAGCTCACCAGATCATTCAGATCACTTTTCACCGGCGATGTGCCGCGGTACAGCTGGATGGGCATGGCAGACAGAGCATTGGAGATGCGGGAGACCGCCGAAAACAGCAATTCGCTGTTCTGCAGCGTGTAATCGCCACGGAGCCAGCGCGGAAGCCACGAATGTCGCACCCGTGTTTTGCTTGGAACCACCATGCCCTCAGCAAGTGCGGCCTTGATGATCCACGCCCGTCTTCGCCTTTTCAGAACTTCGATTACGCCCAAATCTTTTTTCACCTCCTAATGTTGATTGTTGTTACGAGGGACTTGTCTGCCGGGATGAACAGCGGATTTTTCCGTATCCACTCGGTATGGGCGTCCAAAAGGGCGGCAAATCCGTCGATTTTACGGTGTCTATTCTGCTTTGTGGGCAGATAAGTGGCATTTGCACTGCGTTTTGTGAGCTTCACATTGCCCAGATACCAGTTAAAGAGCGGGTCGTTGTTGTGGATCATGTTCCCGTCCAGAAACCGCTCTTTCAGGTTGTCCAGCGGCGCCGTCAGCGTCAGCTCACCCTGACGGACTTCATTCAGCACAAAACCCTTTTCACGCATCAGCTGAACCAGCAAAAACGCCTTTGCGGGGTCAAATCCGATGGAGTCAATGCGATATTTGCTCCGCTGCTCCTCAAACCACTGGTAAACGAGGTTGTAGTCGACATAGTCCCCGTGGACTATGGTGAGCCGGCCGGTGCTCTCGAGGTATTTCCAGTCGAGCTTTTCCCGGTCTTCCTTGACCTTCTTTTCAGGTACCCAAGAATGCGAGAGAACAAAGAAATCGTTGCCCGGGAGCGGAAATTCAAGGCACGCAGAGGTAAAGTCCTCTGTCTCGGAGAGGTCGAAACCACCGTAGCAGCGTTCTCCCCACAGCTTTTCCACATCGTATTCCCGGTTGTTTTTCTTGATGGTCTTGGTATCAAGGAAAGAGAGCTCGTCCACCATGGTGAAGACATTGAGCTGCTTATTGATGAAGTTGTTTCGCTCGGCGGGGACGGTTTTGACGCGCTCCCACTCGTCTTTCAGGTCTTCAATGTCCAGCAATGCACCCAGAGAGGGGTTTGCCTTTCCCCAGCAGGTGAAGTCATCCGGATCATCGTCCTCGTCGATCTCGTCAATGTAAACGAAAACGCGGTCTGCCGCTCTTTGGGCGATCGCGCCGGAGTTGTCCAGAATATTGCCGCCCAAGATGTAGAAGTCCATCAGAGGGCCGTCGATGACTGTGCCGAGGGTCGTGATATAGATAATCAGGGGCTGCTTACGCTTTTTCGTTTTGCCCTTGATAACATTGATGAGCTTGTAATCGCGGAATTCGTGGATCTCATCGAAGACCGCCATATGGACATTACGGCCGTCCAGATTCTTACTGTCAGAGGCCAGCGGCTGGAATTTGCTGTTGGTCTGATCAAAAAACATACCCTGCTTCGTAGAGCGGATATGCTTCGAGAGAATGGGACTGGCGTCTACCTGCGCTTTGCACTCGTTGAAAATGATCCTCGCCTGATCCTTGGCGTTGGACAGGCAATAGACCTCAGCGCCGCGCTCGCCGTCTTTGGTGAGGCCATAGGTGGAGTTGCCGGCAATCATGGTAGACTTTCCGTTACCTTGGCCGACAATGATGATGCCCTCTCTAAAGCGCCGGTACCCGGTTTTTCTGGATATCCAGCCGTACAGATTCGCTTCTACAAAATGCTGCCAAGGCAACATCTCCATCTTGGAGTAGGCGCCTTTTGTCGGCACTAAGAACTGCTCAACAAAGTCGATAGGCCGGCAGCCTTTCTTGATGTCAAATTCCCACGGATATGAAGGATCCGTGAGAGACTCTTCCAGCTCCCGCAGGAAACGCTGACATGCCTGAATGCGACGCTTGCCGGAAACGATCTTTCCGGAGGTCACATCGATGGCGAACTGGTACGCCTTGGAGGATCTGATAATGTTGGGAATTGCTACCTCAGAAGTTTTCAAAGCTATCACCACCGCCACGGCCACCGCTGTCTTCCGGAGGAAGGAGGTCTGTCAGCTGCTTGATAACTTTCTGGTAGTTACTGTTCATGTTGCAGTAGACTTTGTACGCAGGCCGCTCGCGGGGATACGGCTCCTGGTCACCCTGTGAAAACATCTCTGTGAATCCTTTTTCAGCGAGATCCTTCTCCAGATCTTCAAGGGAGACCACCATGAAAGCAGCTCTCTTCGCCAAACCGCTGACGGTTTCTTTGCATTTATCGCTGACACCGTCAAAAATTTTGAGAATCCGCTGCTCTTCTTCTTTGATGCGGGTTTCAGTAGACTTTTTTCTTGCCATAAACGCTTTCACCTCTCTTTTCAGGGGGGAGGGGTCTGGAAAATACAGTGTCGATGCAAGGTGAGGACCGCCGTCGGTTACGGCAGACACCGCCTCCGCCTTGCTGATAGGGGGCGGTACCCCCATGGTTACGCTTTGATGATGCGGACAGGCAGGTTCGGAAGCTTCGACTTGCGCGACTTCGTCACCTCGTGGCAGTTCCAGCAGGCACAGGTGAGGTTGTCCAGATCAAGAGCCAGCTCAGGGAACTCTTCCAGCGGCTTGATGTGGTGGACTTCTGTTGCGATCCGTGTGCAGTGCTCGGAGATCCTCAGCTGACAGAGTCGGTGATCCCTGTGCAGTGCCAGCTTTCGTACCTTCCGCCATGCTGGCGTGTGGTAGAAGCCCTGTTCTTTCAGCGTGGGTTCTTTCTTTCGGTAGTCCATATCGCACCTCTCATGATGATAGAGAAAGAGACCAAGCCTTTCCCACGGGCTTGGTCTCTACTTTTCCTGCGCTGGTATTCAGGCCGCCCCAACACGCTCGGCGACTGGTGGAAGGTGCTCAATGGCATATCTACTACTCAAAGCCCACCAAAACCGTAACACAGTTTTTGTGGAACTTGTCCCAAGGGTTGGGACAAACGCAAAAATATTTTATTTTTTCCCCAAAAGATAATCCGTTGAGACCTCAAAGAAGTCAGCAAGACGGACGATGTCACTGGTTGAGGGTTCAGCCTCGCCGTTTTCGTAGCGCCAGAGAGTGCTCTTGCTCAGTTCACAGAAGTCTGCCATGACCCGCAAAGTCATATGCTTTGACTTCCGTAGCTGGCGAAGTCTCTTTGCGAAGTTACTTCTTTCTGTCACGGCGCAGCACCCACCCTTTCTTGCTGGTTAATTTGCCGAACAATTCTACGAGCCACCGGAAGATAGGAAATTCGCCAACCAACTTTCCCTCTGCTGCGAGCTTCCATCTCTGGTCAATTAGTTCTTGGAGCAATTTCCCGTGTTTAGAGTATGGGACGGATCCTCGCCGGTAACCTTTGCTGACAGCAGATCGGAACACAAACACCGGAAGCTCTGACTTCTTTGGCGCACGTGCAGACTCCCAGTTCGGCTTTCGATAGCCTGCACTTGGCCCTCTGCGGATATATGGACGGACATTTTCCGGTGCATCGTCTCCGAGGTCTTGCACCCCCTTGTACAGGTCAAATACCAGCTCATCCCAGAAGTCCATGTTTTCAAGAACAGCATAATCGCAGTGTAACAGGCCAGCAATGCGGTCAAGGCCTCTGTGGATAGTTCTGCAAATCGTAGAATGAGAAACGCCAGTGAGGTCTCCGATTTCACGAAGCGACAGCCACTCCGCATAGTACAGATACAGGTCGACGGCTTGCTTCTCCGTCAGAGCAGACAGGATGGTCTTGCTGATCTCCGGATCAGACATATCCACTTGTGTGCCGACGCCGCGTTTCTGCAGAGCCAACTTGCGATCCGATATCCACCGTAAGGTCTGGACTGCTCGGGATACGGTTCGCGAGACAGTGGATGAATTGACACGCAGCCTCTCCGCGATCTGTGTGATAGACTCTCCGTCTTCCCAGAGTGAAATGATTTCACGCTGCCGATCTGTCAAAAAGACTTCGTTCGAGCGTAGGATCTCCGTGATGGCGGCTTTGTGCTGCACCGCAAATTCATGCTGTGTTTCCTCATCTTGGTCTTGATCCTGCAAAACCCACTCTTTGAACTGCTGTTTATCAAAAACAAAGTCCTTGCTCGACCGATATGTTCCGACGCGCACCTGCGGGTTCAGCATTCGGAGCTGCGCATTAACAGAAAGCAGCTCTTCTTCCACCACAAAAAGGTCGAGCGGATCTCCTTCGCCCTTCGCTTGCAGATCCAGTTCATATTTCTTTCTGGCCAGAAGCTCACGGCGGCGAGCTTTTAGTTGGTCAATGGACACCCGGCTCTCCCCCTTCTTAACGATTCTTATGCCAGTCCCAGTTCTGTTCTACACCGGCGCGCCAGCCGACGGCGCAACCGCCGGTCTCTGGTCGTGGCACTTCATAGTATCCAGCGAGGATCTTTTCGGAGGCGCGGATGTCTCTCAACGCTGCACGGAGTTCTTTGATCTCCAGCTCTGGCGCACCTTCGTTTTTCTTCTGCTGAATTTTCATAGCGAGTCTGGCCGCAGCAAGCCGGTACTCCGCCGCCATCTCTTTCATGCTCTTCCACTGGCGATCTTCAGCAGCCGGCGAAATGCCTACACGCTGAAGGCTGTTGATGATGCGGTCTTTCGGATGGACATAGATGGTGAAAGCGGTGGGTTCAGAGAATACCATGCCAGTCGGCGGAACCAACTTTGCCACTGCTCCAGATGCCTCGTTCACGATGAAGAGCATATTTTCCCGAAACGAAACTCTCGCCACAACATGGCCATTGCACATCACAGGAAGAACCCTCACAGCAGGCTTGTTTTTCATACCTATTTCTCCTTTTCTTGGGGTGAAAACTGATACCAGAATCTACAAAAAAACGGGCTTAGAAAATGGTATCGATTTTGGCCTATTTGAAAACCAATACCAGAGGCCGCGGATTTAGGTATCGAAACGGCGGCTTTTTCGGGAAGGGTCTTTTTGAGTCGGTCTGAAACGGAAGCGCGAGTGACTACCAAAAAGTGATTTTGCTTGGCGCAGAAAAACGCAGTGATTTTGCGCCGGCAGACTGACCAAAGGCAGGCTCGGCAGTTTTTGGTAGTGATTTGAGCAGCATCATCTGCCTGAGTATTTGCTTGGGAAGAGATGCCTGCCAGAGGCGCCGAAACAGTGCTTTCGTCGATGCCGACGAAAGGCACATTTTCGGCGCTCACCTTATGGGTATGCGTAGTAGTAAGGCCGGATGCGATGTTCGATGGCTGGAGCCTTACGGCCGCAAGGGTCAGACCCATAAGGTGCATGTGCGTCTGTCGAGGCCGGATTTGCGGCAAAAATGAGGGTGCACCTGATGGGTATACATAGTAGACAGACTGGGTGCTGATGTGAGCGGCTGAAACCATTGTGCGCCAAGGGCCAGACCCAACAGATATGGGTGTATCTTCTGGGGTGTCGTTTTTGCCGAAAAAGTTACGGAATCTGTTGGGTGTCTGGGCGCCTTTCTACCGAGGGTTCTATAACTTGGGTAGAAAAATTGATGTTCAGCAGGCCAAAAAGTCAGCAGGCGCAAGGGTTTGAGGCCTGTCGAGGCATATCCCATTTTGCAGTGCCAAAAAGAGGTCAAAATGGGACATTGCGTTTTTACCGATTTTGTTGCAATTTTCGGAAAATTCTGTGTGCTTTTTTTTCGAGATCCTCGCTGTTCAGAAGCATAGGTGACGCATATTTCATGTGTTGGTATATCCTGTTCATCCCTACCTTCACGGTCTTCCAGACAGTGGACTTGGTGACACCATAGACATCCGCAATCTCGGCGTAGGTCATGTCCTTTGCGAAGTAGTCGTAAATATATTCTTTTTGACGATCTGTGCATACCTCGTCCATTACGATGGGGAGTAAACTCTTCAGACGCTCAAGCTCGGTCTTGTTATCGGTCGCCTGATCTGCGCTCCATGTCTGAAGAGATGCGCGGGTCATCTGGTGCTCAGAAAGTGGCATTGGAAACCTCCTTCATTCTGTGACAGCCGACGATCCACTTCGGCGGGATGTTTCCCAGATAGACATACCAACTATCGCTGCCGGCCCACTCTGTAACAAGCAACCTGTCATGAGCCGGGAGCTGTTTGGCGTAGTCAGCAGCCTTAACCAATTTCTTTCGGTGGCTGTCTGGGATTTGAATCGTCAGGCGGTAGGCCAGCCGACTGTAGGAAACAAGCGTATGTGTCGCCCAACTCTGGCGGCGAGGATCCAGATCTCTGGTGAGCCACTGTGTTTTCGGCCAGTCATCAGGTGCTGCGCCGATGATCGGATACTTGCCGAGGGTCAGGCCTTCTTTCATGATGGCAGGCATCATATGTGCTGCACAGAAGTGATAGAGAGTCATGTTCATCATTCCTTTCTGCGGGGGATTCGGGCCAAATTGTTGCCCTAACCTCGGGGTTACTTCGTAAGCTTAGGAATTACTTCGTATATTTGACCCGCTTCAATCGTGGGTACCTATCATAGAACGGAAGCACCTTATCCGGATGCTTTTTGCAGATGCTGCGGAAGACTCTCTGCATATGCTCTTGCTTCACATCGCAGATGGGGTCTTTCGGATCAATGGCCGGATAGTATTCCCGCCGCTTCTTCTCCCACTCTTCAGATATGCGGGTGATCTTGTCGTAACCCATGCCCTCATCTTCGTGGAGTGTCATCTGCAGAGTGTCGATCATGAACTGCTGCATGATATCTCTGAAGGTGTTTGCAACATAGTTGGTTTGCTGGTTCTGCCTGATCAAGAACCCGGATTGCTTCCGCCCCATATCACACCTCTTTCGTAAGCTCCCGCGTGCGGCCGGACTTCCGGTGGACAATCAGCATGGATTTCGGGGTATCCTTCACAACCAGCCAATTATCGCTGTTCAGCCGCTTTTCCTGCATCAGTACCCGCTGGGCGACGGTGGGCCTCTTTCCGTTTTTCATGAGACATCCTCCTCCGGAATATTTGGCATGGGTTTCCACTGGGTGACATTCTCCATCCCGTAGACCTGTGCGCTGCACCACTGACCAAATCCGTTCATATAGCACTCGTGGACGGTTGGAAGCGGATCTTCGTCAGGGCAGTATCCCAAGACAGACACAAACGGATCAGGTAGCCGCTCTGATACAGGAATCCACCGCTGTTCCTTGTATTCCTCATAGATAGCCTTAATAGCTATACCAACCTCAGCGGAGCAGGTCGGCAATACCTCATCCAACAGGATGTTAACAGCGTCTTTCTGAGTCATTTAGAACTACCCCCTATCCGATTCTGGAGCCGCCGCACTTTCATATCCATGTGTTCACACACCAGATCGTTGACGCAGTAGATCATGCGCAGCTGCTCTAACATAATGGACAGATCCGCCAGTTCATCGGCAAACTTTACATAGTTTCCCGTACCGTTTCGCATACGGCCGTATTCTGCCAGAAACTCTCCAAGCTCCTCATCGAACTTGTTCATCTGGTTTTCCGGGCCCCACTGCTGCAGCGCCGCCTCATAGATGGCTTTGCGCTCTTCGTATGTAACAGAGTTCATGTGTTACCTCCCAAACCGTTACGATTTGTCACGGGTTTGTTCCCGACATTTATGTCGGTCACATCCTGCAGTTCCATCTTTGCTTCACACACGGGGCAGCGTTTCCAGTGCGGACTGCCGAGGGTCTTGCATTCAGAGCAATCCCAAACACGCCGCCCGAGCAGTATCTGGGGGAGCCACTTCCCGTGCTTGTCAGGGACGATTTCTTCTGGGCTAAGGCCTGTGTCCTCATAGGCGGCAAGTCGGTCGATAGCGGAACCAGAAATGGTATAACGCGGATGATTAAATCCATCGCCTTTCGAAACTGTCCACGGGGGAACGCCGCCAAACCACAGTTCAAGCACGCTCCCGCTCTCAGCCTTTTTTGTGAACCGTTCCATCACTTACCTCCGTTCCATTCGAGCGTCGCCGCGCTCTGGGTCTTGTGAGGGCGGGTCTTATACCCGCAGGTCGTACAAACCACAAAGAACGACTCAGGTACCCGCGCAGTCACCTTTCGTGCTCCGGAATCCATGCCACATTTGCGGCACGGTTTCAGAGGAACGCATTTCGATTTGCCAAGGTAGTTCATTCTGCCGCCCCCTCGATTTTTACTTGACTGAGTTCAAAGAATTTATCTTCAAATTCAGCGAAACCACTGTCCTGCAAGGATTTCCTTACTTGCTCGTAATTTGCCACTTCCGTTTCCAGCTCGATCATGTGCTTAGTGACAACATCCCGCTCGGCTTCGGCCATCTCCAGCTTCTTCAGCGCAGTGTTCAGCTGGGTCTTCAAGGTGTCCCGCTCCTTGCAGACTGCCGCATGGGCCTGCCGGAGGTGGTCGGTGTGGAAGCAGTTGCACTCATGATGCTCGGTCGGATCTTCGGGTTGGTCAATTATTTCGAGCTCTTTGCCTATGTATCCGCAGTACTGGTACTCCAGATTTGCACCTATACTGCTGTAGAAGTCACGAATGAACAACACCCTGTCTGCGGCATCAATCATGGCGAAACAGATCTTCATGTAGTCGGAGTTGCTCATCCCTTTTGGAAGGACTGCCGGGTTCAGCGCAATGTGCCCTTGTTCCTCGATTTGGTGCTGGACTGCCAGGAACTTCTGCCTGTAGGATTCATCTCCCGTGATCTTGCCCGCGATATAGATTTTGGCCATACTACAACCTCCAAAATGTGAGAATTACGGCAGGCAGGACACTCTCTTTGCCGCAAAGTTGACCGAAAGTGTCCTGCTATGCCTTGAAAACAAAGGGATTCTGCTGTTGAAAACCTGTGTGTGAAGAGCGCCGGATTTTGACGGCTCACATACACATGTTTTCATGGTGATTATTCCGCCTTCAGACGGACGGGAAGTACCATGTGCATGTACTTCTCTTCACCCTCTGCCGGCACAATGAAAGCCGGGGCCTGAGCGCCACTCATTTCAATTTTGACCGTATCGTCAGGGGTGTGCCGCAAAGCGTCCAGAACATAGCGGTGGTTATAGCCGATCTCCAGCCCTTCGCAGTCACCAGTCAGCGGGCAGACATCTCGGGAAACACCGGCCGTGGTCTTTGCGGAGACAGTGACCTTGTCCCCCTCGAAATTGAAACGCAACGCTGCTTTGAATTTCTCGGAAATAACGACAGCAGCGCGGTCAATGCATTCCACGAGCTTTTTCTTCTCCACGAAAATGGTGGAGGTGGGTTTGCGGTGGATACTGCGGTAATCGAAGAACTCTCCCTCCAGACGGCGGCAGATCAGCAAGGTGGGGCCGGCATTGAACATGATGTGCCGTCCGCCCATGGCCATGGTGACAGGCTCATCTCCGCCTTTGCAGAAACTGCGCACATTGTTGAGAGCCGTGCCGGGGATAACGCAGGAAAACATATCCTCAGCAGCTGTTTCACATGGAACCCTGCACAGAGCCAGCCGGAAATTGTCGAGCGCAATCATCGTTGCTTTGCCGTCTTCCACCTCCAGCTTTGCGCCGGTCAGTACCGGCCGAGCGCCATCTTTGGCCGTGGCAAACACAGTGCCGTCAATCAGATCCACGAGGTCACGCTGCTGGAGGCTCACCTGATATTCTGTCTTGATGTCAGGAAGGGCAGGATAGTCTGCCGTAGAAATGCCGATGAAGTTGAACTCCGCATCTCCGCACCGCAGATTGATGTTCATGCCCTTGCAGCTGAATACCGCTACATCATCGGGGAGCCTGCTGACGATGTTGGAGAACATGTCAGACTCCACCACGATCTCACCGGGAACGGTGACATCGGCTTCGACGGTGGTGGAAATGCCGATTGACAGGTCATAGCCGCAGACGGTCAGGCCGTCGCCCGCCCGGAGCAACAGGCCGTTGAGGGACTGGATGGTGCTTTTCTTTGCAGTGGCTTGCTTTGCAATATCGATGGCGGCTTTGAGAATCGCCTTTTCACACGAAAATTTCATATCATTCACCTTTCTGTTCCATCAGGCTGAACAGCGTGGGAGTCTCCATGCGCTCCTCTTCCGCTTTCAGGTACCCGACAGCATCACGGAAGTAATCATTGTTCAGCTCAATGGTGTATCCGCGGCGGCCGGCCTTCATGGCCTGCAGAGCAACCGTGCCCAGACCGCCGAAGGGGTCAAGAACCAGATCTCCCGGGTTGGAGTACCGGTTGATGATGCGATCCACGATGTCGAGCTGAAGGGGACAGACATGCATTGCGAGGTCTTTGCGCCGCTGCTCACTGTTGAGGGTGCGCATACGGTTGATATCGTCCCACACGAACGGAGTCCAGCTGCCGGGGGCAACCACCATGAAGGTGGCGGGAAGGTGCCCTTCTTTATCCAGCAGTTTTGCCAGAGCGACATGCTCATCGTAGCTGTAGACGCTGTCCCTGCTGAACTGGCGATAGTACGCCTGCAGGTTGCTGACGGGCAGCCGCAAAATTTCTTCCTTGGTCAGCAGACGGTCACCGGACGATCTCCAGAATCCGTGGGCATCAATCTGCCACTGGGCGCGGGTGTATTCGTCCTTGGTCTTGCTGACCGGCTCATCTGCGTAGGCCTTGGAGCGGTCGGTGGGCAGCTTCCGGAAGAGCAGTATGTACTCCGGACAGCCAACGCCCATCTTGGTGCCGTCCTTGCATTGCTCCGTCCATCCGAGGCGGTAGGTCTGGTTGTTCTCCCTCACCACATCCGTTACCACGGTAATCATGCCGAAATAGGCAAAGCCGTGGCGCATATAATGCTGAATGCAGAGAGCGTGGAACGGTTCCATGGTGGGCATTCCGGTACCCGTCGCATTGCCGAAGAGCACGCGGTCTTTTACATGGCAGGCGAAGACACGGCCGGGCTTCAAAACGCGGAGAATGTTCGGCGTCAGGAAGTCCATCTGCTGGAAGAATCGCTCGGTGTCTTCGTTGTGCCCGAAGTCGTTATAACTGGGGGTATATTCGTAATGATTGCTGAACGGAATGGAGGTGTGAACGAGATCCACGCTGTCACTCTCCATCCGGCTCAGCTCGTCAACGCAGTCGTTATTGACCGCGGTATAGTGGGTGCCTTTGTATTCCACTCTGTTCACTCCAATGCTTCTGGCCATGCGCTCGATCTGCGAGGCGCCGGACAGGCCGTATTTCTGGATGATCTCCCGCATTCTGGACTGCAGTTCCTCATGCTGCTTCCACTTCTGCATCAGAACGCGGTAAATGGGATCCTCGGCTTCCGTATAGATGATGTCGATGATGACCTGCTCATCCTGCAGGAACCGATAGATTCTGTGGATTGCCTGAATGAAGTCGTTAAACTCATAGTCGATACCGACAAAGATGGCGCGGTGACAGAATCGCTGGAAGTTGCAGCCAGAGCCAGACAGGCTCTTCTTTGTGGCAAACAGCCGCGACCGGCCTTCCGAGAAATCAATCACACGGCGCTCTCGCTCGTCATAGTCCATGGAGCCGTAGATATCCACCGTTCCGGGGATCTCCCGCTTGATGGCGTGTCGTTCGGCCTCTTGGTCATGCCAGAGCAGGAAGTGTGCGTCAGGGTCACTGTCGACGATCTCTTTCGCCTTGGCTACGCGCCGGTCAATGCTGTCACGCTTTTCCCGAGCGGCCTCTGACAGGGATACAGCGGCGTCATTCAGCAGCTTGAACTGGCCGTCACGGTCAGCCTCTTTGCCGTATGCATCTCGGACAACATGTGTCCGCACATCCAGCGGCGGAAGGTCGTATCCGGTATCGTCGTATCCCAGATCAGACGGCTTTCCGATAAACAGCGCCCAGCTGCTCACCCAGAGCCAGAATTCATCTTCTTTGTGCGGGTACAAGGTCAGGTTGTTGGCCTTGGTGCTGTCTCTCTGGAAGAACCGTGTCAGGGCCTGTCCGGTATCCATGACCTCAAGGAAACCGGCATAATGGATAAGCTCCTTAAATCGGTTCGGGGACGGCGTAGCGGTGGAAACCAGTTTGAACGGGATCCCCTTGAACAGTGGCAGGAACTCCTGATATGTTTTGCTGCCGAAGGACCGGAGCACAGACGCCTCATCCAGAGCCACGGCGCCGAATGCTGTCGGATCCAGATCTCCGTCACGGACGCGCTCATAATTGGTCATCAGAATGCTGCCCTTCGCCGCTCTGGCTTCAGCAGCTGTTCTCACATACTGGGGAGGATCCATGCCGAGTATCTTCTCAGCATCACGGGAAAATTCCTGTCGCACACCAAGCGGCAGCACGATCAGCGACCGCTCACCGGTGTACTCAGATGCAAGGCGGCAGTATTCCAGTTCCTGCACCGTCTTGCCAAGGCCGAACGACTCAAACAGAGCCCGCCGGCCACCATGCAGCGCCCAGATCACAGCGTCACGCTGATGCGGCTTCAATGCTGGATTCAGTCTGCTCGGGTCGGCGTCAAATCCTGACGCCGGAGCGACCTCGATCTTGGAGCGCAGAAATTCAAGATAATCATTCATTGCTCAGTGTCTCCCTTGATGATTCTGATGGTTTTGCAGTTCGCACCGACTCGCTCCATCCAGCTCATCAACTTTTCCTTGGTGGGCAATTCAATGAGCTTCTCTTCGCTCCGTCTGGTTCGCTGGTACAGAATGAGATAAGACGCACTCATACAGCCACCGCCTCCATCAGCTGCTCCATGGTTTCAATTTTGGGAGAAGCTGCGTATTCGGGAAGATTTGCGGCAACAACGGCACTGGCCATCTGAGGGCATACGGCATTGCCGCAGCGGGCAACCTGCTCGCTTTTCGGATATGGATTGCCGCGATAGTCTTCGTCGATGATGTAGTCCACAGGGAATCCCATGGCGTTGTATAGTTCACGCGGGGACAGCATTCGCAAGCCAATATCGGCGATATAGTACAGAGCGCCGCCGATCTCCAGCAACAGCAGGTCATCCTCTCCCATGGTGTAGCCGCAGTGCAGATTTAACAGTGCACGGATTTTCGGCCAGTAATGCAGATTTGCATTATCGTCCTGGCACACCTTGCAGAGATGCACCTTACAGGCTGCGAATGTGCCACCGCTGCACGCCTTATCTTTCCCCGCCCCCGCCGTGACCGTCTGGAGCGGATCATCGGGAGAGCTGCCGAGGTTTGTGCCTTTGAACTTCACCACATGAGCGGCAGTCAGAGCATTGTGGTCAATGGATGTGATGGTCGGAACTGGTGAGGACATTTCTGCCCCTACCACGCCGCCATAGAACTTGGCAATATGCGTTGCTACGACAGCCTCTCTGTCATGGCTCGTAACGGTGTGCAGAGGATCCATCATGTCCAGAGGCCTGCCGTTGCTGTAATACTCCACCAAATGTGCCGAGGTCAGTCCGTAACGGTTGGCGGCATCAATCGTCTGAATGGGTACCGACAGGCCAGAGGCACGGACATGTTCAGACTGTTCTGTGTGATACTGAATCAAGCTCGCCGCAGAGATGCCATATCCATGCTTTGCAGTGACAGTGGGAACCGGAGCATTAACCATTGCAGATCTGTCTCCGCCGGAGTGATTCACCTGAACCAGCGCGGGCGTCAGCAGCATCTGATTGCCTGCGGTTGTCACTGTATGCACAGGGTCACCGGCTGTGGATCCGACGGAGTTGGAGGTGTTGGTCACAGTCAGAGGCGCAAGCATCGGATCACATACGGCGTGCTTTCCTTTTCCAACAGCCGTGGGTAGCGGTTCCTTTGCATCATGAACACGCGGCTGCTGGCCGTCTCTTTCGCCATAACCGGAGGGAACCAAAAACGGTTCGCCGCTCCTGATGGTGAACTTATCGACACCGCGGATAATTCGGCGCATCGTGTTGTCTGCCAGAGGGCGGACAGCTTTCAGCCCGTATTTCTCAAACACATCTGCCTTGCTGTCAAAAATGGACGGGCACGGAAGACTCCAGTCAATGATTTCTGCAGCAGATCTCCAAGGTAGCAGCAGTCCGGATTTGACCTCGATGCTGTTTCTCGGTGCATGGGTGGGGGTTGGCCATTTGATGGTTCCTCCATCGCATCTGGCAATCAGGACAAACCGCTTTCTGGTAGTCGGTGCGCCGTAATCCGCAGCAACCAACTCACGCCACTCGACATCGTATCCGAGATCCTGCAGCTGTGAGATAAACTTGCGGAAGGTCGTGCCGGCCAGCTTCTTCACCGGTTTTCCCTTCCGGACGGGGCCCCATGTCTGGAACTCTTCCACATTCTCCAGAATGATAACTCTGGGGCGGACAGTTCCTGCCCAGCGGAGCGTGATCCATGCGAGCCCGCGAATCTTCTTGTTGACCAGTGCGGCGCCTTTTGCCTTGGAGAAGTGTTTGCAGTCGGGTGAAAACCACGCCAGTGCCACAGGACGGCCACGGCAGACTTCTTTCGGGTCGATGTCCCACACGCTGGCCTGATAATGCTCGGTGAAAGGATGGTTGGTCTTGTGCATCAGAATTGCGGCGGGGTCATGGTTGATGGCGATGTTCACCACCTTGCCCAGCGCCAGCTCAATTCCCGTGGATGCTCCGCCGCCGCCAGCAAAGTTGTCCACCAAAATTTCACCGTCAATGGTTTCCTGCGCTGTGATCATGTTTCGGTTTCGCATGGTTTCTCCTCTTCCGGCACACCGTCAGGAAATGCCTTGTTGACCATTTCGCACCACGCAGCATGGTTAATGCCCATGCTCTTGGCTTCGGAAGCAGTAGGCAGGCCGGCGGCATGGTATATTTCCCGGATTCGCGCGGCATGTTCGGCGGTTCTCTTTTCCGCTTCTGTCATTCTGTCGCTGATATATTGGAGAACCCAACTATCATCTCTCCTGTAAGGCAGATACTCAACGAGCTCAGACGGGTCTGGGAAAAACCGCTTTTCTCTTGCTCTGTTGATTGCCGCCTCCCGCACTTCCTCATAGCTCCAGAGCTTCAATACAGAAGCCCAGACTGACAGTGTGGCATTGTCTCTGGGGCGCTTATGTCCCCCATAGAGCGTTTCCAATAGGTTGAACAGTTTAATAACATCGTTCTTATCCATAGCTTTGTCCTCATTCATTGGGGGGCGGGGTGGCGAGCTGTTGGATAGCCGTCTCCTGTACTTCTACCGATAGACTTCCGGTAGACGCTCCCCCCTGTAGAAGTAGAGATTATATATTTAAGCTTCTAATCTAATCTCATATAATTTCATTTAATTTTATTTGCGGATTTATGTCCGCAGAAATCCTGCGCAAACCGAGTTTATGTATGCAGAAACCCGCTTTAATCGAGTTTATGTATGCAGAAACTCAAAGAACAGGCTTTGTAGGTGCCGATTCTTTGCGGCGCGAATAGAGGTCTGCAAGATTGTCCACGAGGGCGTCACACCAAATTACCTTCTTCTTTGACCAAAGCTCGGCATCGATATTTCCCATCTTCCCGAGGTGGTCAAGAACCTCCATCACCGTATCTTCTTTCGTGCCAAAGACAGCTAAAAGGTATTCCATTCCTTCTGGCGTTCCCGCGTCATAAGAATGACCGTCCGTTCGGCAAAGAAGCTCCAGCAACTTGAACCATATTGCGTAACCATCGTTTCCCCACTTGTTGCAGAGAATGGTGAGGGTTTTTCCCCAGACAGAGAAGTGCGGGAAATAATCCGCTGTTTGCTTTGCGGGTCTTGCCATTCTCCGTCACCCCCTCGGACAGATAATGACATTGATACCCGGGCAAACCCGCTCCGCCATATCCTGAAACAGCGCGGAGTTTGAACAGGCGTCGGACAGATGGAGCAGGAAAACCGTATGTACCAGAGAGCGATCCATCTTTTTCAGGAAGGTGCATGTACTCCCGATCTCCATGTGGCTCTTCTGAATACGGTGCCGCACCTTGTCCGGCATTCTGGTCGCACGGGCGAGAATCTCATCGTCATAGTTGGCCTCCAGCGCGACAATGTTGACGCCGGGAAACCGATAGGCCAGATTGACGGTATCGGTTGCAAACAGCAGCTTTTCTCCGTCAATCCGGCTTCGGATCAGAAAACCAAATGGTTCCGCAGCATCGTGGAATGTGGCAAACGGAAGCACATCCAGAGTCCCAATGTGCACCTCCTGCCGCTCCTCCATGGTCTGAATCAGATCACAGTCCAGCACCTCAACGGTGCCCTCGCTGGCGAACACAGGGATTCCGCTCTTGATGAGCTCCATGTAACAGCCGGCATGATCTTTATGCTCGTGGCTGATCAGGCAGGCAGCAATGCCGCCCACATCAAAGCCGAGAGCCTTCTGCAGTTTTTTGAAGGAAAGGCCGCATTCCAGAAGAATGCTGGTGGCGCCATCGGAAACCACATAGGCGTTACCATGGGAAGAACTGGCAAGAGGTGTAAATGTCATATGGGACAACTCTCCTTTTTGATTTCCGGTACTTCCGTGGGAGGTGCTTCCGCATCACCCTTCGGGAAGTCTACTTCGTCGGTGGGGGTATGCATGGTCTTGTACTGCGTGGACTTCTTAATCTTTTCCTGTACCCAGTCAGGGAGCGCCTTGAATCCCTCATCATCCCACTGATCCATGTCCCATTTGACGGGCGGGGTATCGGTGGTGGGGATAGGCATTCCCTTCGGGAGCGGAATCACGCTGTCAACATTGGCGTATTCGCCAGTGTCATTCAAAACGACATTCAGCTGGCAGGCCTTGCCGATCTGATCAAACAGATCCAACTCGCCGAACTCATCGTCAGAGTATGTCTTGCCGTTCCAGCTGGAGATTACTGCGCGAATATTCGCCTTCTTGGAAGTGGCGATTGCAAAGGTGCGGGACAGCTGACAGGGCTTCTGCTCTCCGTCGACCTCTACCGTTTCACCAACCAGCTCCCAGACGATCTGAACCTCATTGCTGAAATTCTTGAACGCTTCTTTGTACTGCTCGCCGAGATCAATGACACCGACGCAGATGGCCAGATATACACCGGGATCTACGGGCGGCACTTTGGGGCGGGCACGGTCTTTAATCTTCATAAACGATCCTCAGCTCCTTATCAGTTTCGGAGACACACAGGCGAATGACCTGAGTATCAATGTCCAGAAGGGATGTAACGCTTTCGGCATTGTCTACGACCAGCGGCACCTTCATGCCGAAATGCTCAGAGATGGTGGAGATCACATCAACGCCGATGTTGATCCTCATGCCATTGTTCACTGCGGCAAAAGGAACGCCGTCGAAGGTGGCCTCGCAGCAGTCGTTGATACCGCCGTTGATCTGTTCGTCAAACAGCTTCCAGCGGGTGATCTTAAACTTGCCGTTGGCAGCAGTCTCCACGAAACGCACCTTATACCGGGCATATTCCTCGCACAGGAACAACTGCTTATCCAGTGCGCCCAGTTCCGAAGCGACCTTCTTCGCATTCTCGCGCAGTTCTTCACAGCGCTCTGCGGCAAACTGCAGGACAGATTCCTTGGCCAGTTCGGTATCAAGGCCGGCAATGACAGAACGGAGCTCTTTGATGTTTCCCTCTACGGCAGAGCGGATGGTGGCGGTCTCACCGGCGAGGTCGTCAAGTTCTGCCTGCAGGCGGAAGATCTTATCGTCCAGTGCGGCCATGCGCTTATCGTGACCGGGCAAATCGGAAACTTCGGGTTGTGCATCGGGCACATATGCTTCCAGTTCGGCGTTCAGACGGGCAATCTCATTTTCTGCCAGAACGGCGGCCTCAATAGCCTGTTCACGGCGATATTCTGCGGTGGCCTTGGTTGCCTTGTGGCTGTCGGCGCGGCTCACAGCATCCGCCTTGTCCTGCGCCTTACGGCTCTCAAAGCGTTCCTTTGCGGCTTTCTGCGCTGCCGCGGGAAGAGTCTGTCCACAGGTGGGACAGGATTCTGCGGAAAACTCCATGGCATCAGCTGCTGCCCACAGCTTGCGGCAGTTCTGAATCTGGAAGTCGCACTGGGAAATCAGGTCGGCCTCTTTCTTTGCCATATCAGTCCACCGGATAAAATCAGCCTTCGCTTTGTCGATGGCGGCACGCAATTCGGGGCGCCGGTCGGCCACGGGGATCATCTGGCTCTGGCGGTGGCTGTTGTTGTCGTTGATCTCTGCCGTGAGGGCGTTCTTTGCCGCAGCCAACTCATTGCGCTTAGCTTCGAGCTGGGAACCATGACTGAGCCGCAGCAGCTCTTCCTGCAGACTCTGCATCTTAGCAGCTGCACTATCGCGCTCCGAACGGGTCACAGCAAAGTCAATGCCGGCCAGAGA